GTTGGTAGACCAATAATTTGTGTTCTGATTGGTCCTTGTGATGGTAATAATTCTTTGTAAGCTAAAGCTTGAAACTGTGTAACAGCTTCTGCTAATACTGGGTGAGTTGCACCTGATGCACCTTTAAATGGTTCAGATTTTTCTTCATACTTAAATCCTAAAAGATCTAAGCCATTTGTGTAAGCATGTTCCCAATCTTTCCTACCTGCTTTGTAGTCTGTGTAGTGTGTATATAATTCATGACCGATAGGTCCTAAAACTTCTTCTGGTAATAACTCTGCAAGATTTGCAAAGTGTTCATCGGTCTGTGGTAAACTTCCAACTTTAGGATCAAAATTTATATCAACACTACCATCTTCATTTGGTTGAACTTCAACCGGTTGATCTGGTTTTTGTTCTTCTTGTAATTCTACTTGTACTTCTTCAGGACTTGGAACGTTTATTGTTTGCTTTACGTTCGGTAAAGACTTGTCTATTTCTGCCATTTATTTTCTCCAGTTTCACTGTCTTAACAGTATTGTAGTTAATATTCAACCCCTGAGCATCTGGGCCAGATCTAGGTGGGGGTCCTGATTTTTTACCAATCATATCGCATAGTCCTCTGTATATTCTTGCATGCCTATATCGTCTAAATTTATATCCTCTGTAAATTTAGCTAAATCTTTTCCTCTTTGCTCTGCAGCATATTCTGGGTCAGTTCTTCTTTTATAACTATCAATTGCTACATTTGGATCTCCAGAATCAATAGCTAAAAGTTTATCAAAATTTGATAACTCTATTCCTTGTTCATCCGCTAAAGCTTGAGCATCAAATAAAGCTTTAGTGCCTACTGCATATCCTATTGGTTTAATAACTTTACCAACTCCTTTTAAAACCTTACCTGTCCCTGAAAGTATTTTATCTTTTAGTTTAGCTTTTTCAAATTTTAGTGCATCTGTTTTAATTTGTTTTCTTAAAGCTGTGGCTTGTTCTTTATTTAGTTTTTCTAATTTTATCCCTGGTTTTTTTTGATTAACTCCACCAACTCTCTCTGGATTTAAATTTATTACAGTTCCATACTCATCAAATACTGGTTGTAATTTATTAAATCCAATTAAGTTTCTATATTCCTTTGGTAATTCTTTAGTCGCTTTTTTAACAATGGATTCTCCAGCTTTATTTAATTGATCCACTCTTTTTAAATCAGGTGGTTGCTTATTATAAGCATTTGAAATTCCATCAGCTATACTATTTAATTGTCTATTATAATTCCCAAGAGCAGAATTCATTCTTTGATTAACAATAGCAATATCGTTCGTAGTTAAAGGGACCTCTCCACCAATAGGCATTATATGATGAAAAGCAAATTTTGGTGTGCCTGCAGCTTTAAACGGAGCAGTTGTTTTTATTCTAGTATCTCTTTTTTGTTTAGCCTTTTTAATGCTTTCTGCAGTGCTTACTTCTCCTTCAGGGTTACTTCCTAATTGAACTTTTTTAGTAATTAAATCTCTTAAACCCGAATCCATAAAACCAGTCCTACTACTATATCCAGCAACTTTAGTTCCTTCAGGTAAATATTTTTTTGCAATTTTACCAGCCTCTTCCATACTCATTAAAATTGTATTACCTTTTGCATTTGCAAATTTTATAAATTCAGCTTTTGCTTTTGGATTATTTAAAATTACTTTAGCAGGTGAAACACCTTTAGCGGTTGTACCTATAGGACTTGGTCTTTTTGCAACTTTTTTAGCATCTGCATTTTCTTTTATTACATTTTCTAAAACACTAGAAGATGTTCCTTTTTTTGCATCTGGTGAATTAGGAAAATATTTTTTAGTTAAGGCTCTTGTTCCCATACCAGAATAATAATCTTCTAATATATTATCTAAGTTTGCTAAAGCAGCTTTTCTAATTTCACCCACAGCAAATGAACTACCACTTGCTAACATCTGTCTAGGTTCTGGCCGTAACAGATAAGCCATCGTTTGATTAAATTCTGATATTTTCATTATAAATTTATTATACCGGCAAGTCCGCCTGCTTTTGATTTTTCTCTTATAAGTTCTTGTAAGTTTTCATACTCATCATCTGTTAAATCTGATAATGGTTTTTTATATATCATAAGTGACAACTGATTTAAGTCATCCATGATATCAGGTGCCGAGGCCATTTTGTCAGGCAACACGGGTCCTGTAGGTTTTGGACCAAAAGGATTTACAGGTTTAGTTGGATCTTCTGGTAATACCGGACCTTTACCCATAGCATAAGTTGTTCTTGTTAATCCACCTTTTGCATTTGGATCTCTGTCTGTTGGATCAAAGTCTTCTAGTATTTCTTTTTCTTTTAAATCTTTTTCTAACATATCTAATACTTCTTGATCCGACATACCCTTGTCTGGATTTTTTTGTAATTCTAAATCAAAGAAGCCCTCTATCTCTATCAAGTCATCTAATGGTTTTAATTTACGTCCTGATGTTTCTGCTTCAGCTATCTCTTCTCCAAGATTTTGAATATCTGTTCCTGCTCCTATGCCAAAATTATTCATAAAAATATCTAATGGATCTTCTCTTCTATCAATCTTAATTCCTTTTTTATCTAATATTCTTCTGGCAATTGTTCTTGTAATGCCAACTACAGGATCTAATGGTCCACCAGGTCTTCTAGGGTTTTTTAAATTTTCTATCCCTAATCTTGTAAGATCCGTGTCGCTTGGTTTTTTAGGAAGTCCAGTGTCACCCTCACCTTTAACAATTTTTTCTAGATCACCCATCGGGTCATCTTTTGTTAAATTAAATTCATCTAGTGTCTCAATACCCTCAGTCTTTTTAAAAGGTATAACTCTACCTTTCTCACCAGGTTTACCAGGAATTTTTTCTTTTATTTTTTTATAAACATTTTGAATTTGTTTTCTAAGTAGTGGAGTTACTTCACCAAACTCTTGTTTAGCAAATTTATAAGCATCTTCTATTTTAAAACCTTGTCTTCTAGCGAGTCTCTCCAAAGCTATTAAAAATCTTGCAAGTGGTCCCATAATTTTTTACCAATAATATTTATATTTTCTTTTAGGTAGTTTTTCATCCTCGTAATCTTCAGGATGGTTTATTAAACCACCTTGTCTAAATCTCATGATAGCCTGTGTTGTTGAATCGACCAGGTCATCATGGTCTCCGTACGGAAACGCAGCACACTCTTCTACAACCTCCTGAGCAAACTGTTTATCTAAAGGTGCCCATATATTACCAGATTCAAACAGAGGTGCAACAGAATTAACACGTGTATGTTTATCGTTTCCACGGCTAGGTGTATAGTTTACCACCGGTATACCCATCTGTCTTAACTCGTAAGTTAATGGGAGCCCTGATGCTTTAGACTCGATTAGGACAGTTTCTGGTTGCCAGTAATCGTATTGCTCTTTTGCAACTCGACGTAACTCTGGAAACTCGTATCTATCTTTTAATGCATCAAGTAAAATTAATTGTGGAGCAGAGTCTTCGTTTAACCTAAACACACCCCAAGTAGTAATAGCAGAATAGTCTGCTGTTTCTTTTTTCATAAAAGCTGTATCGTAAGATTGTATCACATGATCTAAAACTGGTATTGAGTCTTTATCCCAGTTGTTCCACCACTCACGCTTTAATATTGCACCCTCTTCAGAAGTTGGGTTTTGCATCCATTGTGCATTCCATTTACCGAGTGATAAGGATGCTTTGACTCCTTCGAGTTCTTCTAGCTTCCAGTACTCCGGCCATACGGGCTTACCACTCGGCATTACTGCCGGAAACTCTACCAAGTCCCATTGATCTGCTTTAGGCTCTGTTTGGTTTTTTATCAAAATTCCTGTGAGGTCCTTTACATTCCAACGTGTCATAACACAAACGATTTTACCGCCTGGTTGTAAACGCTGACGTGGACCTGATGTATACCATTCGTATGCTTTCTCTAATGCACCCATGTTCATAGAATCTTGTTCTGAGTGTGGGTCGTCGATGATTAAAAGATCAGCACCTCGACCTGTAATAGCACCCCCGACACCTGCTGCAAAATACTCGCCACCTTGTGCAGTTTCCCAGCGACCGGCGGCTTGTGAGTCTTCCCGTAGTCTTGTTTTAAATATCTGTTGATATTCTGGAGAATCAATTAGTGTTTTAGCTTTACGCCCGAACCTAACTGCAAGTTCTCCTGTGTGAGTCGTCTGTATGATTTTTAGTTTTGGATTCTTCCCGATCATCCAAGCAGGCAACAGGGTTGAGGCGAACTCAGACTTGGTATGCCTCGGTGGCATATTCACTATCAACCTTTTTATTTCACCTGTAGCTAATTTATTAAATTTATCTGCAATTGTTTTGTGATGTGCACCTTCAATAAATTCAGGCCACATTGTTTTTACAAACGCAAGAAAATCATTTTGTGCAAGTTCTTTTTTGTTTTCTTCTTTGTATTTAAATAATAATTTTTTAAATCTATCTCTGACGTCAGGAGGTAATTTATTTATTTTATCTATATCTATTTGCATTTGAAAAAATTTTTGTAAAATTTTTTTACATGTTGTTTTTAGTCTTATAATGATTTTTGAGGGTTTGACCATACAAAACTCGGCATATATGGGTAGTCTGTGGGACCCCTACTACATATAGTAAATCAATAAATTAAAAATGTTTAGATTTTGGAAATCGTTTGGGACCCCTCGGCCTAGGGTGTGTGGGCGACACTTGAGTCGCGCCCACACATTCAGAGAGTTATGACGCCCAGATTTTTAGAGCGTCTTTTTTTATTAGGATTGCAGGACCTACAACAAAGTCCTTACGACCCGTAATATAATTGTCATTGTCGAATGTTAGACGCCACAACATTGTGGCCTCTGAGTTTAATGGTAAGTCCATTAACTTACCCTCTTCATTAATTATAAGATAGTCACCATTAGGAAATGTAATTCCCTCAAC